CCTCGACGGTGGGATGTGTGTCATGGTCATCGACTGCTGGCAAGACCACCTCACCTACCCCCAACTGCGCCCCAAAGTAATCGACGAGTTCGAAGTCGTGTACGGCGAGGGCAAAGAGAAGAAGCGCGTCGACCTCTTGCTGGTGGAGGACAAGTCGGCTGGCATCTCATTGATACAGGACTTGCAACAGGCTGGTCTACCCGTCCACGCATACAACCCCGGCCGCGCCGACAAGATCCAACGCCTGAGCATTGTGGCCAACATCATCAAAGCTGGCCGTGTGTGGGTGCCCGAGTCTGACCAGCGTAAGGGTTACGTCCGTGCATGGGCTGAGGGCATGGTGAGCCAGATATGCTCCTTCCCCAAGGGGACGGAACACGACGAGTTCGTTGACTGCATCTCACAAGGCCTGCGCTACCTGCGTGACGGAGGCTGGATCACCATTGATTTTCCACGAGACGACAGCGTGGACAGCGATGACATTGAGGACGCAGAAATATACAACCGCAGCCGAGGTGGTAATCCTTATGCGGCTTGATCCAGTTAAACTGGACTGCAAAGTTATCCACAGCCCCAGTTAAACTGGACTCGAGCATTGTGTTTGCCACAGTCATCGTGGCTTGGCATAATGCCGAAAACTCCCCGAGGTACGCATGACCAAACCCAAGTATCCCCGTTCTGAGGCATTGGAACTGGCTCGACTCAACGCCATCAAGATGCTGGGTCTGCATGAGAACAACACACCAGACGAGCGGGCAAAAGCGCTTGGGTTTTTGTTGGATCAACCTTTATATCACGGGACTCAAAGCGATTTTCCTGCATTTCAAAAAAGCAATCGACACAGTACATACGCCACAGAAGACCCGGAAATTGCGGACATTTATGCAGAGTCAGAAAGACGCCCCGGTAATGCTGGGCCAAATGTTATGCCTTTAGTCGCTAGAGGCAAGAAATTAACTGTGTCTGATACAGAGCCAAACCATCCAAACAATCATGGGTTTTTTAACGACAATTTAGCCAAACAATTGGGGGTTCCATGGCAAAGAGGATTGCTAAAGCAATTGCCTAAGCATGGATATGACCGTCTTGAAGTCAATGACATGACTGATCTTGGCGGCATTCAAACACAACACATGTTTCCAGAGCCAGAAGTACTGCGCTCACGCTTTGCGGCGTTTGACCCAGCACGAGCACACGAAAACGATTTACATGCAGCCCAAGGAGGCAACGTGGAACCTACGATTGAAGAAATGCGGCAAGCTGTCCTTAACCAGAAGCCGGTCAAAGCTGAGGGTGGCAGAGTTCCAGAGCACGACCTGCTGCATCACCCCGGTCAATCAAAGATGATCGGTGAAGAGCACGTTTTGCACAACTCGCCCGAACTCAAGATTACCAAGGCAAAGCACTCGCATCCAAAGTTTAATTCGTACAGATATTTGTCATACCAAAATAATGAGCCAGTTGGGGTGCTGCAATTCATGACAGACGGAGAAACACCCAAGTCTGCCGTCATTCAAAACGCCTACGTTAAATCAAACATGCAGCGTCAAGGCATTGGATCAAATTTGTTGGCAAGAGCGCGACAAGACTTTGACTTAAAGCACAGCGATGAATTAAGTGAGGCAGGCAAAGCGTTTGCCGCCAAAACAAAAGCCCAAGGAGGCAACGTAAACCATTTTGCCAAAGGCGGCTCGGAAAAGGCCTTGCACTTCCCTCCAGCACCATCACTCAGCCAAGCCGAGATCAATGCTCATGCAGAGCGCATGGCTCGTCAGATCGAAGGCATCGACAACCCAAACAAGAAAATCCAAAAGCAACTGGCTCGAGAGCAGAACCTGCCCGTGACCATCAAAGGCGCCAAGAAGGCCGATGTGCCTGTGATCGACTATGAGAAGCTGCTCGGCTCCTACACGGTCGGTGTGCCCGGTGATCCAAGCCGCGGTGGTGTCGTTCCCTCAAAGGGCAAGAAGCGCCTCGGTTTAGAAATGCTTAAAGCCGGTGAGACGCTCCATGCTATCGGCGGCGAGAAGCTGGACACTCCAGTTCCTTTGTATGGCGGTAAGGACTACGGCGCCTACGGCCACCCTGCTGGCTGGGCCAGTGACTTGGGTGCAAGTGCTGGGATGTTCAACGTGGTCAAGCGCTTGGCTGAAGAGAACCCTGAGCGGGCTGTCTATGGCCACTACCACAAGATGTCGCCTGAGTCGCTTAATCATGCGGTTCACATGCTGGACGCCGTGTTGTCTCACCACCGGCCTCATGAGTCGTCGCCTAAGCAGATCGAGATGCTGAACCACCTGATGCGCAACGTGGCCACGACCACTGGCAAGTCAGATGTTCCTTATCCTACGTTCCCCGGCTTTGAGAACCCAGCCGACGTGATGCTGCATGGCTCGATGAACTCTGGCATGCGCAAGAAGATCATTGGCTTGTTGGGCAAGGAGAAGAACTTCCCCGGCGGCAAGCAAAAGCTGGACGACATCATCTATGCGATCAGTCACCCTGAGTTGCGCAACATCGAGACTGGCGCTGGTGGTAATGCCGTGATCAAGTTTGACCCAACCCGTGAACTGCGTGAGAGCATTTCGCCCCACCCAACTTATGGCCACGACATCCCGTCTGAGTTGGTTGGCAAGACCCGCTACATCACGCCCATGGAAATCTTGGCGCCGCGGTCATACAACAACTCTGTTCAACGGAACATTGGTAAGCCCGTGATGCCATTCAACGATGCCAAGATGAACATCATCCGTGAACCGATTGACCAACAGTATGTTGACCAAATGAAAGCTTACGAAGAAGCAATGCGCAAAAGACTTGGCTACGCCAAAGGAGGCGATGTAAAAGAACCAACCATCGACGAGATGCAAGCCGCTCTGGCATTGCGCAAATCGCACATGGCTGCCGGTGGCCAACCCAAGAACCCGTTTGACTATGAGAACCCAGAGCATGTGGCCAACGTGGTCAAGATTGCCGCACAGCACAAACTCTTAGCGCCCATTACTGATGTGCATAAGCACTTGGCTGACATCTTGTCTGGCGGCCACTACAAGCACATTGAAGACCCCAACATCCAGAACGCTATCCGCCAAGCTGGCCATGATGCTTACTATGTGGCTGAGAAGAGTGGCAAGCAAAGCCACATCATGAACAAAGCCGATGGCGGTGACGTGGCTATTCAACAAGTTGGCGCTGAAGAAGCCCCCAACTTGCCGACCAAAGACTTTATCCTGCCTCATGGTCAACATCCCGGCCAGTTGCCCGTTGGTGGCGTGGATATGCAACCCGCCGTGCCCGGACAACAACTGATGCCTCAGCAACCGGGTCAACAGCCCCAGCAAGGCGGTCAACCACCACAAGGTGGCCCAGCCCCTCAAGGCGGCCCGCAAGGCGCTCCACAGCCCAGCAACATCCTCCAGATGACGCCTCAAGGCCGTGCTATGGGTGCTATGCAACCGCAACAGCCGCAGCAAGCTAAAAAAGGTGGGACAATCAAGCCTGTTGGGCACGACATCACCAAAGAAAAAGTTACAATTTCGCCCAACCTTGACGCCATGCAGTACGAACTGATGAGCGTTAAACACTTCAAGAAGGCCAAATGATGGACGAGCAAGACAACATCGACCCAGAACTGAACGAAGACGGCAGTGCTGAAGTAGACATTCCCGAAGAGGACATTGACACCGAAGAACTGCCTGATGGCTCTGCGATAGTGACGCTGCCGGAGGACGGCCCAGAGGTCAACCCTGACTTTTACTCCAACATGGCAGAGAGCATGAGCGACTGGGACTTGCAGCCGCTGTCTGCTCGGTACATTGACCTGCTTGAGAACGACAAGAACGCACGAGAATTAAGAGATAAACAGTATGAAGAGGGTATTCGTCGGACTGGTATGGGCAATGATGCCCCCGGAGGTGCAACCTTTATGGGAGCCTCTAAGGTCGTCCATCCTGCCATGGCTGAGGGTTGCGTCGACTTCGCTGCACGGGCGATCAAAGAGATGTTCCCGCCGGACGGCCCTGTACGCACGAAGATCATTGGCACGGTTGATGACCAGAAACTGGAGGTCGCAGAGCGCAAGCGTGACTTCTTGAACTGGCAGATCACCGAACAGATCGAAGAATTCCGTGACGAGCAAGAACAACTGCTGACCCAACTGCCTTTGGGCGGCTCACAGTACTTCAAACTGTGGTACGACGAGAAGAAGAAACGCCCATGCGTTGAGTTCTTGCCGATTGATCGAGTGATCCTGCCATTTGCGGCGACTAACTTCTACACGGCAGAACGTGCGGCAGAGATGCACGAGATCACGCATTGGGAGTTCAACCGCCGTGTAGCGTCTGGTATGTACCGTGACGTGAGCATCACCCGCGCCACGATGGAACTTGACCCCACCAAGCCTCAGAAAGCCAACGACAAGATTGAAGGCAAGAAGTATGAGGACAATGATGACGGTTTGCGCAAGGTCTACCACATCTACACCTACATGGAACTGGAAGACGACAAGTATTCCAAGGGTGAGATGGCTCCGTACATCTTGATGATTGATGAACTGAGCAATCAGGTCGTGGGTTTGTACCGCAACTGGGAAGAAACAGACGAAACAATGACCAAGCTAGATTGGATCGTTGAGTTTAAGTTCATCCCGTGGCGAGGTGCTTATGCGATTGGCCTGCCCCAGTTGATCGGTGGCTTGAGCGCTGCCCTGACTGGCGCCTTACGCGCTTTGCTGGATACAGCCCACATCAACAACAGCGCCACCATGCTGAAGATGAAGGGCGCCAAGATCAGTGGTCAATCTGCACAACCTGACGTAACTCAAGTGATTGAGATTGAGGGCGCACCCGGTGTTAATGACATTCGTCAAGTGGCGATGCCCATGCCGTTCAATCCGCCTTCGGACGTGCTATTCCAGCTTCTAGGCTGGCTTGACACGGCCGCCAAGGGGGTAGTTACCACCAGCGAAGAAAAGGTCGCTGACGTCAATTCTCAGGCTCCTGTGGGCACAACTCAGGCGCTGATTGAACAGGGCGCCGCGGTGTTCTCCGCTATTCACGCTCGACTGCATGAATCTCAAGCCCGTGTGCTGAAGATTTTGTGCCGCTTGAACCGCTGGCACTTTGACGAAATGCGCAAGGCTGACGTTGTCACCGACTTGGATATTGAGCGTGACGACTTCGCCAAGAACACCGACATCGTTCCGGTGTCTGACCCGCACATCTTCTCTGAGACTCAGCGCATGGCTCAGAACCAAGCTGTGCTGGCGTTGGTGGACAAGTATCCCGACCAGTTCAATGTCTCCAAAGTGTTGTCTCGCTTCTTGAAACAATTGAAAGTGCCGGACATCAACGAGATCATGAAAGACGTTCCTGCACCGGAGCAACGTACATCCGCGGACGAAAACGCCGCCATGCTCATTGGCCAGCCTGCATACGCTTACATGCAGCAAGACCACATCGCCCACATCCAAGATCACTTGCAGTTTGCGCTCAACCCATTCTTGGGCCAGTCGCCGTTTGCTGATCCGGGCTATCTGAACAATGTGAT